GAGAATTTCTACAGCGCTATCGTTGGGAATAACGGTGGCTGCGTCTTGTACTAAGCGCTCTAAATTGTCGAGGAATTGGGCGATTTCTTTAGGATCGGTGCCGCGAGGGAGTTTACCTAAAATAGCTGGAGTGCCGTATTTTTCGGTTGCTGTAACCCACCAGCGCAAGCCGCCTTTTTTGAAAGCGACCGGCCAAAAGCACTTGGAAAGCACCTTTTCGCCGTAAGGATTGGTATAAGTAGCGTGGTGCTGAGCCAAAAGGAACTTGTACTGCGGCAACTCCAAACCGTTGGGATTATCTTTGGAAATAAAGCGCAAATTGTTAGCGTTATCGAACTTAAACCAGTACGGAGGCTTGCCAACTACAGTGCTGGGCAGAATTAAACCGCCCTCGTATTTCCAAGTGATTTCGAGCGGCTGAAAGCCCCAAAGGAAGGCGTCTAGCACTTCGCCAATTAGGCGCGGCATGTCTAAATCGAGCAGCGCTTGCTTAATCGTTTCGGTAGCTGCGGCGTTTTCTTTAGTGCCGAATAAATCCCATTGCATGGCCAAGCATCCAGCCTTGCGCGATTCGATGCAAGCTGATACTTTAGCGTCGGCGCGGACGTCATCGTAAATACGGAAGCTATAGCCCAGCTTTTGCAAAATAGGATCGGGATCGAGCAAAAGAGCGTTAAGATCGTAAGCGTAGCCAGCTTGCAAAGCTGTGGCTATTTCTTGTACTAAATCGCGCTTTGGGGCTTTTGCTATTTGAAAAGCTTGTTTCTCGGCTGTTTTATTCTGTCTTTTAGCCATATTCAAACTCCCTTAAATCGGTCTTAAAAGCCCATTAAAAGGCTGTTGCACTCGCGTCTACTGCCGCTAACTACCCAAGGAGTACCCGCTTCACCACTCTTAGCGGCATGGGTAGCCAAGGCTAAAGCCCAGAAGCGGTCGGCGTGGCCATCAGTCTCGCTGCGCTCGGCGTCAAAGCGGATATTGCCCGCGATAGTGGTAACTCGCTTAATAGAGTGGAGGTCGGCCCTAAGTTCAGGCTGGGCAGGAATAAAAATGGCGTGGTCTTCAAAAGCGATGCGCAAATCGGTAGCCAGCTCGGCTTTTACTGGAGCGCTGAAAGTAACCGGCTCCACGCGATAAGCGCCAAAATATTGCTGCGCTTCTTCGGCTAAATTCATGCCCAAACCGGAAGCGTCGATACAGCAGCGCCTAATGCTGGGCAGTTTCAAAATGTCGAAAAGAAGGCGCTTTTGCTCAGAAAAGGGCGTATTCTTAAGCGTAATAATGTGGCGCACGATTAAGGCGTTGTAAGCTTTTTCGGCCAGGATAATAACGCTAAGGTCTTGCTTGCGAGCTACGTCGAAGCCCACGTATATATCGCCCTTAAGCTGGTTGAGCGGTTGCAATATTTCTTCTGGCGCACGTTCTGCCGCCAAAATCATTTCGTAAGTAAGGAAAGCGCTCGTTTCATCCAGCGGATTGCAGCAGTATTCTTGTTGCCAAACGTCCTCATTAGCGCAAGTTAAGCGCTCGTTAGTGAGCCATTGTTGGCGCTCTTGCTCAGTCAAGTGCTTTTCCGTTAAGCGATCAGCCAAGCCTTGATTTACGGCGTCAAAAATGCTGGTTTTATGGCGGCTCCAAACTTGTTGGCCGTCCTTTTTCTCTTGCAAGAACTGGTAAAAGAGGCTTTGCCGTCCATTGTGCGTGCTTAAAATGCGCACATCATAGCCCCAGGTAATAACCGGACGTGCCGCCGCCCAAAGAGCGTGTTGGTCTTTATGCCAAGCGAACTCATCCAAAACGACCTTGCCGCCTTTAGAGCGGAAGGCCTTAGGGTTGGAACTCATGGCGTTTATGCGGCTGCCGTTTTTGAAGCTAATGTTATAGACGGTGATGTCGTCGCGCTCATCCATAATTTCTTCGCTGACTTTAGAGGCGACAGCATTAGCGGCTTTAGCCCAGTGGGCGCAATAAATAATGTACTCTTTGGCCGCTGAATCATCAGCCGAAGAGAACCAGACGGCCAACCTGGGCTTTTTTAAGCAATCGAGCACGTCTTCCAGGCTTTGCACGTAAGTAGCGCCGATACGGCGGCTTTTTTCCCATATTTTGTATCGGGAAGTATCGGCTAGCCATTCTTTTTGGTATGGGAAAAGGAAGTCAGCCAAGTTAGCCATCGCCTTTACCTCCCATAGGAGTAATATTCATAGCGGCGGCAATAATGGCAGCCAGATCGGTAGTGCTGCTGGTAGTTTCGGCGGCTTCTTCTTCAGCCTGTTTGGTCTTCTCGTAATCGCCGGGCGTTAATATATACGGCAATATGGCCTTAAAAAGGTAAAGTCGGCACTGATCGACCTTTTCGCCGTTGCGGAAATCGGTGCGAATGTTTTTCATCAACTCGCGAGCGAACTCGTAGAGCTCGTCACGCGTGCCTTTTTTGCTTTGTAAGAAAGCCTCGCGCTCTAAATCCCAGTCTTTAGCATTTCTGCGCCAAACACGAACGGTGCGCTCATTTACGCCTAAGCGCTTTCCAATTTCGCGAAAACTGAGCTGCTCGTAAACGTAAAGGCTTTTAGCTTGCTCAACAAACTCTGGACTTTTCATTGGAGCTCTTCCTTTAAGGTCTCGATCTCAGCTTCAACTTGGCGCAGTTTGAGCAAAGAATCTTTAAAAAGGGAATAATTGGCGTCCAATTGCTCCAAGCTAATTTCGTCTAAATGGAGCATTTTGTAAGTGCTAAGCTCGTTACGAATCAGCACAGCCGTGCCTTTGATGTTTAAGCGTAAAGATTCGGCCTTGCGGTTGGCTTCAAATAAAGCGCCTTTTAATTGCAATCTTTCTAAGGAAGTCATTTATGGTGATCCTCCTTCATGCTGTCGAGTTTGGTTTCTAAACGACTGACGGCGTTGACTAAAAATTGCAGCGTTTCCAGTTGCTGGCTGATGGCTTTATAATTGCGATCATCGATAACGGCTTGGCGAGTAGTCAGACGGTCAAACCAGCCAGTCGTCTGGTTGATAACTTCAGAAAAGCTTTGGTTTTGCTGATTTATAGCTGCAGTAAAAGAATCGACAGAGCGATCCATCAAGTTTTTAATTACTCGGAACGTAGCTTGGAGCAGCACATAGTAAGCGATAAACATCAACCCACCGCCGCCAAGCATACTAAGGTCTTGCAAGATACTGGAATCCATGGGTATGCCTCGCTATTTTTCTTTTGAACATAGCTAAAGGCGCAAAAAGCCGTCTCCTAAACTTCTTTAGGAAAGTACTTTAGGAGAACGGCTTTTTCTATTTGAGTACACTGGCTGCGGAGCCGAAACTCATCGCAACGATAAAGGGCTCCGGCAGCCGTCGGCTGAGCTCTGGGGTTTCTTCCTCCTAAATTACCCAAAGCTAAGCTGGCGGCGCGATGGAGGCAGTAAAATTTGACTAGAATAATTTGCCCAACCAACAACTGGCGAGAGCCCATCGAAGCGAGCGAAGACGTCGTGCCTGTCTTAAAGGAAGTCGCTAAGCGCGTGGATTTTGCGTTTAACTACGATAAAACTCGCGATAAGGTGTACTTCGGGCCGCAGGAAAAGGACTTAAAAGCTTATTTTGTTCTGCGCTTGCCTAAAAAGGCTCAATCCAACATTATTGACGGCGTCTTTATTTTGAATGGACGCGAGTATAAAGCCACTTCCGGATCTCCTGGCCGCCAAGTTTACGGACGCTACTTTGACCAGTGCGCACCTATTCCGCCTGGCTCCTACGAAATCGACTTGCAAAGCTATTTCGTAGCTACTAAAGGCATCGAAGGCCAGTTTTACCACATTTTGCCCGATCCTATTTACGCGCCTAATGGCAAAGGCCGCCGCACCGAAATTGGCTTGCATAGAGACGCTGGAGCGGTCGGCACCGCTGGTTGCATCGGCGTAGTAGGCCGCGATTTTGACGCTTTGCACACCGTTTTAAGCCAATTGCTTAAGAAGCAAAAGCGGCTGCCCTTGGAGGTTAGCTATTTATGCCAGGATTAACCGATTGGTTTGACGTTTTCCGCTGCGGCACTCACCTTGACCACTCTGGCAAGTGGCGAACTTTTTCCGAAGCCGACATCGACAAGGCTATTGCCAGCTACCAAAGCGACTCAGCGCCTATCGTTGTCGGCCATCCCACCCTAAACGCCCCGGCTTTCGGCTGGATCCAACAATTCCGCCGCCAGGGGCCGACCTTACAAGCTCGCTGCTCCCGAGTGGCCGACGAATTTGCCGACCTCGTAAAGCGTGGGCTCTACAAGAATCGCTCTATTTCTTTCAATTCTGACGGCACTTTTCGCCATGTCGGCTTCTTAGGAGCCGCTGCGCCTGCGGTAAAAGGGCTGGAAGATATTCAATTTGCCGATAAAGGAGAATTTATCACTATGGACACCGCCGAAACCGTCCAGACCGAACAGGCTGCCGCTCAAGAGCAAGCTGAGGAAGTTCAAGTTGAGCCTGAAGCTGAGGCCAAAACTGCTGAAAATGAAGCTGAGATGCAGAGTTCACGCGCCGATGCAGCGCCAAAGACTGAGTCGGAAGTATCTTTATCCGACTTGGAAAGCCAGCAAAAACAGTTTCAGGAGACAGTAAAGAAGCTGGAAAGCCACATTAAGAGCTTAGAAAACGCTCTCAACGTGGAGCAAGAGAAGAATCGCAAAGCCGAGTTTGCCGCCTATGCTGACGAGCTTATCCGTGAGGGCCGACTTAATCCTGTAGCCAAAACTCCGTTGGTTTGTACTATGGAAGGTCTGTTTGCCAGTGATCAAGCCAATTTCGCAGCCCCTGAAAACAGTGTTTTAAACAGCTTTAAAAGCTTTTTAAATATCGCTTTGCCTAGGAATCCCAACTTGTTTATCGGTTTTGCCGCCCCTTCGGAAGATTGCGGTCACTCTGTCGAGATGCTTACTCCCAGAGAAGTTGCCATCAAGGCCAGGGGCTTAGTAGACGAGCAAGCCGCCAAAGGTTGTTGCCTGGATTTAGGCCGTGCCGTGCGTATGGTTATGGAAGGAGGCCGCTAATGCACAATCCTGTCTTAATTAAAAGCTTTGAAGCCAGCTCCGACATCGGCGCTTATCACTTTGTTGTTGCTAAAGCTGATGGCACTGTGGCTCAAGCTAGCGACGGCAGCAAGCCCATTTTAGGCGCTATCGATCGCAACGCCGCTTCGGCTGGCCAAACTGTAGACGTTGTTTTGCTGGGCGTAGTCGAGGTAGAAGCGGCTGAAGCTATCAGCGCCGGAGCTGAAGTTACTGTAAACGAGCACGGCCAGGCTGTAGCCGTTTCTGCTGCTTCTGCGGCCACTCAATCGGCCGATGATAACCAAAGCCAAGCTGACGGCAGCCAAAGTGACGATAGCGGCAGCTCTTCAACTCCCGCCGCTGCGGCTTCTGTAGCTGTCGGTTTAGCGGTCAGCACTACCACCTCCGCTGGCGAGTATGTCAGCGTACTTCTGCGCTAAGGAGAAATAGATGAGCTATAACTATCCTTTTCCGATAGATGCCAAGCTGACCGCCGTTAGCCTGGCCTACAAAAATGATGCTTACATTGCCGACCAGATTTTGCCTCGCGTGCAAGCTCCGGCCGAAAGTTTCAAGTATCGCGTCTTCCCTAAAGAGCTGTATTTAACTATTCCCGAAACCAAGATTGGCCGCAAAGGCGTACCCAACGAAGTCGAGCTCAGCTTTACTACCGAAACCGCTTCTGTAGAAGGCTATGGCTTAAGCGAAGTTATTCCGGTTGCCGACATTAAAGCCACTGCTTTGGATGGCTTTGACCTGCAGAGCAAGACTACCGCTTACCTTACCGAGCTTATGACTTTGGGCCGCGAGCGCCGTATGGCTGACTTAATCTTTAACGCCAGCTCCTACGCCAACAGCAATATCAACGCTTTGGCCGCTTCCAGCAACTTTAGCGCCGCCAATTCCGATCCGCTTAAAGTTATCGATGATGGCTTAAAAGTGCCTTTCTTTAGGCCTAACGTCATCGTTATGGGCGAACAAGTTTTCGACGTGCTGAAGTTCCATCCCAAGATTATTCGCACCGTGTACCCTTATGCCGATGCTGGCGGCGTGGTTAGCGCTCAGCAATTAGCCAATATTTTGGGCGTAGATAAATTGCTGATCGGCAAAGCTCGCGTCAATTCAGCCAACCGTGGCAAGTCGGCCAATATTGTCAGCGCCTGGGGCAAACATATTGCTTTATTGTACATCGCGCCCGGCGCTGGTCTGAATGATATGCCCAGCTTTGGCATGACCGCTGAGTATGGCACTCGCCAGACTATGCTTATCGCCGAGCAAAATACTGGCGTAGAAGGGGCCTATCGCATTCGTGTTACGGAACGCTTGAAAGAGCTGGTCATGGCTCCCGACCTGGGCTACTTGATTAAGGACGCAGTGAACTAGCCTTATAACATAAAACCGCCGTAGAGCCGTTTAAAATGCATTTTGAATGGGGGTAAATGGCGCGGTAGTGATTTTATACTACTGCGTGTATTTCCCCTAAGTTCTGCGGCGCGTTCTGACCTTGGAAAGGTACTTTGCCAGCTATGCTTTTTTGTACGGTAGACGACTTAGCTAACAACTTAACTGAGCGTGCCCTCATCCAATTAACCGACGACAGCACCCCGCCCACAACAATAAATCAAGAGCGTTGCCAAGCGGCTATAGCTGAAGCTTCGGAAGTAATTATGGGCCGCTTAGGTGGACGCTATTCCGATTTAAGCTCTTTGAAGCCGACTCCATTGCTTAAAAGGATCTGTCTCGATATTGTTGCCTACTATCTTTATAGCCGTCGCAATAAGGGAGATATTGAGAACATTCGCAAGCGCTACGAGGAAGCCATAAAAGAGCTCGACTACATTAAGCTTGGCCAAGTCCATCCGCCCCAACAAGAAGCCGCCCAGCCGGTGGAATACCTTTCCAACAAAC